CGGGATGCGCGAGGATGGATGGAACGTGTGGTTCATGGAAAACGCCGTCATGGCTGACAATCCTGAGGCCAATGGCGACCCGTTCCCGCTGTTGATCCGGAAAGAAGAAGTCACGATCCCGGCCTACCGGCCTTTCCAGATTACCGATGAGGACGAAGAGGACATTCGCGGCGTGACAGAGGCATGGATTAGGGAAGTCGAACCGAACCGATGAGCTTAGGGCTTGGTCAACAGCTTCTTGCTGCCCCGAAGGCGGCGGCTGCGGCCCTGCAGGACCGGACGGGCGTAGGCTGCACGCTTGGGCCAAGGCCGAGCCCTGGGCGCGGCGTGCAGCTGTTCATCCGGCCGCAGGCGCCGGTCATCGAGGATGCCCGGAGTGCAGGACAGCCCAACACGACGCTGTACCGCGTGGCCTATGACACGGTGCTTCGCCTGCGAGGCCGCGGCGCCGTCGGCGGAGGGGATAGTTTCTACGCCGAGGCGGTGCAGGCGCACTTTAAGGTCAATGTCGCGCTGGACAGCAGCTTCGAGGTCGACCCGACGGCGCAGGTCTCGGGCGCAGCGGTGCCAGACGATGCGCCGGTTGGAGAGGTTCGGCTCCCGCCGGTCATCGTCGATGCGGAGGGCCAGGGTGCTGGCGATTTTTTCCAGGAGAGCCCGCAATCTGGCGACTACGTGTACCGAAAGGACTGGCTTCTGACGCTCCGATTTAAACGGACAATTACCGAGGAGGACCGGCAGCGCCTGTCTGCCGAAGGCGGCATCACACTTACCGTAGACATCGACTGATCCCATGCTTGACGACGACACGCTCGTTGACAAAGCCATAGAGTCTGGCATCCTGACCCAAAGTGGCCCCCACTACTACGACGCTGAGACGGAGGAGCACGTTGGGCAGGGCGCCGAAGAGGCGGCCGAGTACCTGGAGAACGAAGGCATTGCCGAGGACATCGGTGGTCCCGAACGCGAGGACAACCCGGAGGAAACCAACAGCTCGGAAGAGGCTGATAGCTTAGAGGAAAGCGGAGAGGCCGAGGGCGGCCGTTACAACGCCGCTGCCTACCGCTATGAAGGCGAGCAGCGCGGCACTTTCCGCCGGAAGGGGCGCCCCGATGCGTACCTGTACCCAGGCGCCGTCTACAACGCGCTG